GTCGCACCTGTCGACCCTGCTGCCCCGCGGCCAGTACGTGAAGTTCGACCCCGACGTGCTCATCCGTGCCGACCTGGCGACCCGGTTCGAAGTCCACGAGAAGAAGCGCCTCATCGGCTGGGACAACATCGACGGCCTGCGCGCCCTGGAGGACGAGCCGCCGCTCCCGAACGGCGCCGGATCCGACTACACGCCGCTGCCGATTGCCGCCGGCGCCACGATCTCGCCTCCTGCTATCCGCAGCGATGACCCGGGGCCGTTGCGCCTCATCCGAAAGGACGGCACTGATGGTTGACCGGCACCAGCTGCGTGATTCGCCCGAGCGGCGTTCAATCGCCGCGGACGGCTTCGAGATCCGCAGCACGGGCGATGGCCTGACGCTCACCGGGTACGCGTCCGTCTTCGACAATGGCTACGAGGTCCTCGGCGGTCCTCCCTATGGGTGGGTTGAGCGGGTCGACAAGCGGGCGTTCAACACCACGCTGGCCGCGAAGCCGGACCTGCACCTGCTCATCAACCACGAGGGCATGCCTCTCGCGAGGACGAAGAGCGGCACGCTGCGCCTGTCCACGGACTCTCAGGGCCTCCTCGTCGAGGCCGACCTGGACCGGCGTGACCCGGACGTGCAGCGCCTGGAGACTAAGATGGAGCGCGGCGACATGGACGAGATGTCGTTCGCGTTCCGCGTGAAGGCCGACCAGTGGTCGGACGACGACACCGAGCGGACCCTGACCGAGGTGTCCCTCCACAAGGGCGATGTCTCCGTCGTGAATTTCGGGGCGAACCCGGCCACCAGCGCCCAGCTCAACAGCGCGGCCGACGCCCTGGAGGTGCTCGCCAAGCTCGACCCTGAGGCGGCCATGGCCGAGCTTCGCTCCGGCGGGGTCGACCTGGAACGCCTGACTCGAGCCCGCGACAATGTGGCCGCGATGCACCGGCAGATGAAGCCGGAACGCAGGGCGCCCGGACGGCTGTCGCTGTCCGATGCGCGCGCCATCGCGGACGGCGACGTCTCGGTGCAGTTCTCCCCGCAGATCCCGGTCCATCGGACGGACGTGTCCACCGAGCCCGGCTTCGACCGCCGTGGCGCCGCAGCGGGTGCAGCTGGAAACCCGACCGTCCTTCGCTACATGCATGCCTGGGTCGACCCTGCGGGCGACCCCGAGTCCCCCGACTCGTACCGGTTCGCGCACCACGAGCCTCGCATCGGCGCCCCGGCGAACCTGCCTGCGGTTCGGCACGCGCTGTCGCTGCTGCCTCAGGCCGACATGGACGTCGATCAGAAGGCGGCCATCGAGCGCCACCTCCGGCGCCACCTTGAAGACGTCAGCTGAGCCCGCCCCCTCTCTGAACTTTCCGTGATCTGGCACTGATCACGGCTGCTGTCGCGCGCCTGGCACTGGCTGGTCGACGGCTCATCACGGCCCGGCACGGGCCGCCGTCACGATCCACAACCCCAGGAATGGAGACTCGTCATGGCTGACGAGCGTTTCAAGCGGCTGGTCGCCAGGCGCGAGCAGACTGCGCGTGAGCGCGAGGAGATCCTCGCCAAGCGCAAGGCCATCACCGATCTCGCCGAGGAGGAGGCCCGCGAGGACCTCCTCCCGGAGGAGGATGCCGAGTTCCGCGAGTTCACGGGTCAGGTCGCCACGCTGGACGAGCAGCTCCGCGCCCTCGACGAGCGCATCAAGGAACTGTCCGACGAGGCGGAGCGCTCGCGCACCGTCACCGAGGGCGCTGCCGCGGTGAAGCGGGCCCGCGCCCGCGTCGAGACCGTCAGCGAGGCCCGCACCTACGAGCGCGGCAACGGCCGCTCCTACCTGCAGGACCTCGCCCGCGTCCAGCTCAACATGGACGCCGACGGCGGCGCCCGCGAGCGGCTGCAGCGGCACGCGCAGGACGTGGCCACCGGCCAGGAGTACCGCGACCTCAACCGCACCGACGGCAACGGCGGCTACTTCGTCCCGCCGCTGTGGCTGATGAACCAGTACGTGGACCTGGCCCGCGCGGGCCGTGCCTACGCGAACATCGTCAACAACCAGCCGCTGCCCGGCGGAACCGACAGCATCAACATTCCGAAGGTCGCCACCGGCACCGCCACGGCGGTCCAGACCGCGGACAACGCCGCGGTGCAGGAAACGGACCTGACGGACACGTTCATCAATGCGCCGGTGCGCACGATCGCTGGCCAGCAGGACGTGGCCATTCAGCTCCTCGACCAGAGTCCCGTCAGCTTCGACGAGGTCATCTTCCGTGACCTGGTGGCGGACCACGCGACGAAGACCGACCTGCAGGTCATCTCCGGTTCGGGTTCGGCGGGTCAGGTGACGGGTGTCCGGGCCACGTCCGGTATCACCACGATCACCTACACGGACGCCACGCCGACCGTGGCGAAGCTGTACAGCAAGATCGCGGATGCGGTGCAGCGGGTTCACACCCTGCGCTTCATGGCGCCGACCGCGATCGTGATGCACCCGCGCCGGTGGGCGTACCTGCTGGCCGCGTCGGACGGCAACGGGCGCCCGCTCGTCGTCCCGGACGCCGGGAACCCGCAGAATGCGGTGGCCACGCTCGGGTCGGTCGCCTCGCAGCAGGTTGTCGGGCAGATGCACGGCCTGCCGGTCATCACCGACCCGTCCATGCCGACCAACCTCGGTGCGGGCACGAACGAGGACGTCGTCCACGTGCTGCGGGCGAGTGACGTTCTGCTGTACGAGTCGGGCCTGCGTTCCCGGGTGCTGCCGGATGTCGGGTCGGGCACGCTGACGGTCCGCCTGCAGGTGTACGGCTACCTGGCCTTCACTGCGGCCCGCTACCCCGCGAGCGTCGTCGAGGTGACGGGAACCGGTCTCGTCGCACCCACATTCTAGGCCATATCGGACATGTGGGATGGGGTCGGATCGGCGGGTCCGGCCCCTGACGGGGGTGCCATGCAGGACGAGAAGCAGTTCACGCCGCATGCCGAGCTCGGCTGGCTGTCGTGGGATGAGTGGTCGCCGGAGCAGGACTTCTGCCGCTTCGTCGGCATGCTCCAGCGAATGCTGCAGCCTGCGGTCGTCGTCGAAACCGGCGTCGGCATCGGTCGCCTGACGGGGCATCTGGATCTGGAACGGTGCACGTACCTCGGGTACGAGTCCGACAATGCTTGGCGTCAGCCGCCCGCGAACCAGCGGTATGACTCGCCGGGTCAGGCGGAGCTTGCGTCGGCCGATCTGGTGATCCTCGACAGCGTCCCTGAACACCGCATCGTGGAGTTCGACGTGTGGGCGGAGCACGGCAAGCGCGGCTCTGTGTGCATCGTCCACGACTGCGGCAATGGGCATGCCGAGGGAACCATCCACGCGGAACTACGGGCTGTGATCGAAGTCTGGGAGATCCCGGGCATCTTCCTGAAGAACCCGCGGGGTGGCTGGCTGGGGGTGCATGGGTGAGGGTCATCGGTCTGCTGTCCTGGTATGAGGAGCCCGCCTCGTGGCTCGCCGAGTGCGTGGCCTCGGCGGCGAAACTCTGCGACCACCTGATCGCGGTCGACGGGCCCTACGCGCTGTTCCCTGGCGCGGTGCGCAAGCCCGCCTCGGGCGGCGAGCAGGCGGAGACGATCGCCCACACGGCCGCTGGCGCCGGGATGGGCTGCACGATCCATACGTCACGGCAGCCGTGGTGGGGCAACGAGGTCGAGAAGCGCGACTTCATGTTCCGCCTCGCCTCGACGATGGCGGAACCGGGGGACTGGTTCCTGCGGATCGATGCCGACGAGGTGCTCACGCAGGTGCCCGCCGATACGCGGACGCTGTTGGCGGCGACGGCGCTGGACGTTGCCGAGGTCACCATGTGGGAGCGCGACGACCTCGACAGCCAGTTCCCGCTGCGGGTCCTGTTCCGTGCCCTCCCCGGCATCGGCATCCAGCAGGCCCACTACGTGGTGACTGCCCCCGGCGAGTCCGGGACGCGGGTGCTGTGCGGCAACGACGTCAAGCATCGCGCGGAGCCGGCCGAGTCGCTGTGGGACGTGCGAATGGAGCACCGGACCCGGCAGCGGTCGCCGCTGCGCAGGCGGCTCAAAGACGACTACTACGCGAAGCTGCCGGAGATCGAGCAGGTGAGGGAGCTATGAGGGACATCGAAGCCGCCTACAAGGACGCCCTGGTCGAGGAGTACGAGGCCTACGTGCGCGCCAACCGAAAGGCAGACGCCGAGCAGGTTGCCGCAGTACTGAAGGATCGGTACGACCACGACGTCGCCGAGCAGGACAGCGACACCGAGGAGAAGAAGCCTTCGCCGGCGCCGGAGCGCGCGGACGCCGAGAAGGCGCCGGAGAACACGGCCGAGCCGAAGCCTCGTCGCACGCCGCGCGCGAAGACCGCCTCGGACGACAAGGCCGGCAGCTGATGAGCGCGCAGGTGTTCGTCCTGACCGTCGAGGCGTCGGGCGAGGTCACGCCCGCACCCGAGCCCGAGGCTGACGAGTTTTCCGAAGAGGAGGAGACCGATGGCTGAGGGCCTGTCGACGACGCTGGTTTCCAACTGGTTGAACACTCTCAGAGCCGCTGGCGCGGCGTTCGGTCCGGTGGCGGCGCAGTACGCGCAGCTGCACACCGCCAACCCTGGTGCTGCGGGTACGACGGCTATCTCTGCGGGCTCCAACACCCGCGTGATTTTCACACATGCCGCGTCGTCTGGCGGCTCGGCGCTCGCGCTGACCGGCACGAACCCGGCTTGGACGAACGGCGGCACGTCGGAAACCATCACTGACATCTCGGTGTGGACGGCGAGTTCGGGTGGCACGTTCCTGTACTCGGTGGCGCTGACCGCATCGAAGGCGTGGGGGAGTGGCGACACGTTCACGTTGACGAGCCATGGCGTCTCGCTCACACCCCAGGCCTCCTGATGGCCCGCTACAGCGTCGCGGCGGCGGCCGCCAAGGCATCGCAGAACCTCACTGATGCACCGCAGTGGAACCTCAAGGCGGGTGCCACCAAGAGCCTCGCCGTGTACGAGATCGGCGTGTTCCTGGAGTCTGGCACGGCCGCCGCGATCGGCCTCGCGCTGCTGCGCATGCTCGCCGTCGGCACCGGTGCGATCACCTCGGACGCCCCGACGGCGGAGGATCCAACGCTCGGCGCAGCCAGTGCGGTCCTGGAGAAGACGTGGGCAACCACCGCTCCGACGACGACGGGCAATGCGCTACGCCGCGGCACGACACCGGCGACGCTCGGTACTGGCTATATCTGGGTTTTCCCTGCCCCGGGGTTGATTGTTCCGGCGGCGGGCGGCCTGGTGATCGCGCAGACGGCTGCGGCGACCACCGCCAACCTGCGCTGCTACGTGGCCTTCGACGAGAACTGAGCCATGACCGTCGGGCGGACCGTCGCGGGCGGCATGGTGACCTCGTCGCGGGCCGGTCTGCGGTCCCGGCCCGTGCAGAGTCCTCAGTCGCAGGCGGGTCCGGGCTGGGGCTCAGCGCAGGTGGTGCGGCAGTCGCCCAAGGCGGTTGGTGCCGACATTTCAGCTGTGGGTCTGGCGCTGTCCTCGCTCGCGGACGACTTCAACGACAATGCGGTCGATCCTGCGAAGTGGCCGGACAGTTTCGGCGTCTTCAGCGAGACCGGTGGCCGGGCGCGCGTTCAGTGCGACGCCGGCTTCAACGCCTACAGCTCCGCGCTGACGTACACGTTGCACGAGTCGTCGATGTTCCTGCGCGCGTACCCGCCAGCTGCGGGCGGTGCGACCACCGAGGCGTGGACGCAGATCCTGATCAAACAACAGACCAACGGCACCGACCTCGGATTCGAGATCTCGCCGCTATCCGGGAACCTGACGATGTTCTCCCGCACCGGCTTCTTCGATCCGGGCGCCGTCGCCATCCCCTACGATCCGGTGGCCCACGCCTGGCTGCGGGTTCGGGAGACAGGCGGCACGGTCTACTGGGACACCAGCCCCGACACGCTCACCTGGACGAACCAGCGCACGCTGGCGAGTCCGGTGTGGGCGACCGATCCGAATCTGGAATTCCAGCTGATCGCGCACAGGTCGGACGGTACGACCGACTTTGCCGAGTTCGACAACCTGAACACGCCGGTCAATGTGGTGCAGGGGCAGGCGTCCGTGACGGCGTCGGCGTCCCTGACGGCCGGCGGCACAGTTTCGGCCGCAGGTTCGGCGGCCCTTGCGGGCACGGCAGGGCTGTCGGCGGCGGGGACCCGGGCTGCTTCCGGTGATGCCACCCTGGCCGCGACGGCATCCGTGACGGCCAACGGCGTGCGGGCGGCAACCTCTGCGGCGACCTTGGCCGCCGCAGTATCGGCGAGCGCTACGGGCAGCACGGGCACCTCTGGTTCTGCAGCCCTAGCGGCTTCGGGGTCGCTCACTGCGGATGGCGCTGTGCAGAAGGCGTCGTCGGCTACCGCGACCGGCACGGCGGCGCTGACTGCGAATGGGCAGCTGGGTGCGGCTGGCACTGCTGGGCTGACGGTCAGCGTGACGGCTGTGGCCGCGGGCGCGGCTGGCCGGGCGCTGAGCGGGGTGCTGACGGGCTCCGCGGGTTTTGCGGCGGACGGTTCGCTGTCGGCGGTAGGCGGCGGCACCATGGCGGCCTCGGTACTGCTGCAGGCTGCGGGGCAGGTGGCGGCGCCCGTGGTGGCGGGGAAGGCGCGCGCAGGAGTCGGCGGGGGTCCGTCGGCGAGGGGCGGGGTTCCGGCGGTGGCAATGGCGAGGGCTGGAGGCGGATCGTGATCGACCTGGGGTCCGTCTATCAGATTGCAGTCGACGTCCTTGACGCCTCGGGAGGCCCTGCCGACCCGTCGGCGTCGACGCTGACCATCACCCTTCCGGACGGGACCACGGCCACGCCGACGGTTCCGGCACCCGCCACGCCGGGGCAACTGCGCGTGGACTACGTGACGTCGCAGGTGGGCCGTCACGCCTGGCGGATGGTCACGGTCGGCCCCACCACGGCCTATACGGACGTCTTCGATGTGCGGCCCGCGATTCCGGGCGGCATCGTGTCGCTGGCGGATGCGCGCGCTCAGCTCAACATGAGTGCCACGGAGACCGCTGACGACGACGAGCTGCGGGGCTTCATTGGGGCGGCGACAGGGGCGGTGGAGCGGGAGTTGGGGCGGGTCGTGGTCCGGCGCTCGTTCACCGACCGGTTCGAGGTCGGCGGGGCGGCAGCCGAGTTGCTGCTGAGGAATGTTCCGGTGCTGTCGCTCACCTCGGTCGGCTCGGCGGACGGCGCCACGACGTGGAGTACGGCGAACTTGCGGGTGGATGGCGAGACGGGTCTGGTGACGGTCGCGTCCGGTGCTGCACTCACCGGCACGGTGGACGTGACCTATCAGGCGGGCGACACGGTGATCCGGGAGGACTATCGGCTCGCCGCCCTGATCATCGTTCAGCATCTGTGGGAGACGCAGCGCGGCACCATGGGCGTGCAGCTCGGCGGCGACAACGAGCCTTACGTGGCGGGCCGCGGCTTTGCGATACCGCGTCGCGCCCTGGAGTTGCTGGATACGCAGCTGCCGGGGGTGGCCTGATGACAACAAGGGGGATCGGTATGCCTTATCCCAGCGCAAGTAACCGTAACTGGCGGCTACCGGCGCATGTTGCCGAACAGCTCCAGGTGGCCCAGAAGCGTGTCTACCAGCGGACTGTGGATGTTGCCGACGCGCGCGTGTCGCTGGCCTCACTGGAAACCGAACTAGGGGAGGCCTTGGCCGACCTGAACCGGGTGATCAACTCCGTGCTGGGCTCCGACGACTAGTTCAGGAGGGGGCCTCGTGATGTGGACATCGAAGCTTCCGGCCGCGATGGACGCCCTCGTCGCCGCCTTCAATGCAGCACCTGAACTGGCGGGCGTCACGGTGCGG